TTAAAACGCTACACCTTCGGCTTCGGTGGCATCCGTAAACACTTCAGCTTGCAGGTATGCATAAGCTGCTTGGCGGGGTGTCATGTCGGTGTATTTGTCATCGAGTAAGCTAACGCTGAAGCATTTGCAGTCGCGTCCTTCGTGATAGCGCTCTACTTCAGGCTTTCCATTAGCAAACGTCTCTTCGCTCATAAAGATGCTGACAAAGAATGTGCAGAGCTTGCTACCGTGAGTAGAACTAGACAATTGATATTCATTGCTTGGCTCTGACTTCTCTAGGCTTGGGTCATCAATCACTTCAACGCGTTCTGATAGCGTTGTGTTGTTACTCACGTTTAGTTCACTGATGACTGCTAATGCATTTGTCAGTGTAATGCCGCTCGCGAGTGTGATGCTTGGTAGTACTAGTGCCATTGTGGCCTCCTATGGTTAGTTGATTATTCTTCGGTACAAACTAATGAAAGGTTTTGATTCGTCGTTGAGTAGCTGCCGTGGTAACGGGCATGCGAGATGACTTTGATTCGATACTCAAAGTCGTCAGTCGAGGTGTTGTTGTCTGTTATCGTTTGTGAGCCAGTACAATGGCTGTTAACTTCCCAATGACTAAACTCGCCGTCATACTCCCAGCTAACTGAGCCAGTGAATGTGCCGCTGGCTATCGTTCCCCAACTACCAGAGCCAATCTTGCGTTGTAGCTGCCAACTTAGTTTTGGTTGCGTTGGGTTATTTGGCTCGCTCGCGTTTTGGCTGCGTCCACCGAGATAGTATGAAACGACGATTTGTTTGGTTTTGCCGTTGGTGCCGAATGGGCCGATTGAAACTGGGTAGCCTCCTGCGGTGTACGTATTCTTATCAGATGTGGCGCTTGATGTTTTCAACACGCCTGCGCTTAAGGTGCCGCCAAAATAGGCATCGCCATCTGCTGCAAGGTACGTAATTGCGTTAGACTTTTTAAGCTGTGTCCAGTTCGGCTCACCGTTAGACAGTAGTTTCGGACCATACCACTCGATTAAGCCGTCAGGACCGAAAGCTTCTGCAGCTTGCACTTTCATGTAGCCTGAGCCAACAAGACGCACCTGACCGCCCTCGATGACTGGCGAACTCAGCTTAACGCCAGCTCTTAGCTGCTCTGTATCAACAGAACCGGCTGCTAGCTCGTTAACAGTGAGCCCGCCGTAAAAACCGATGCGTGCTTTTAGTACATCAAACAAAGCGCTGGTGCCGACGAGATTGTTAATCAGCGCTTCATCAACAAGCAGCTCATTGACTGTAAGTTTGCTGATAGCCGCGATTTGAGCCTTGAACGTGTTGACCAGTGCCGAGTCAGCAAACAGTGCACGCATCATGGCTTCTGAAACACTAAGCTTAGTAACGTCAATAGCCTGGGCTGCAATAGCTTGCGCAGTTAAGCCGCCAACGTTGGCAAACTGGATGATGGCTTGATTGACGAGTAACTGATTTGCCAGCAGTTTCTGCACTAGACCTGTGGTAGCAGTAAAGTTACCCGCTGCTACATCTGCAACAGCATTAGCGTTGTGGGTGTTCTCAGCTACTCGCCACACATCAACGTGGGAAATTTTGAGCGCGCCAGCATTGCTATCAATGCTCTTAACCGCAACTTGCAAAGCTACATTGACCGTGCCAGCTGGTGTCACCGCTGAGATTTTCTCAGCATCACGAATAACGCCATCTTTAATGATCATCGAGCCATCAATTGCGCCCGAATACCCAATAACTTGGTTGTTCGCATCCCAAAACTGATACTGCAGATAAGCAAGTGTCGAACTTGCCAGGTTGCATAAATAGCGCACTTTGCATAGTAACTGCTGACCTGCACCGACTTTTAACCGATACAGGGTATGCGTTTGCACCACTTTATATACGTTCAGCTGAGCAGGTTGAATATTCAGGTGAACTTCATCACCAAACACACCATCAATTTGTTCAATGCTCGCGTTTGTCCAGCTTTCAGCTTTGCCCTGGTACTGGATAGAAAAGTCGTTATCAAATATCAGCGAGTTCGACTGAATACCTGCCAGCGCATACTCATTTGATTCTGTCACCGCATTGGCGGCTTTAGTTGACGCATCTGCAGCTGCGGCAGTTATCGCCACATCATTAGCCACGCGGCTATCGTTATAGTTGGTTTTGTCTGCACCACTGGCGGGAACTTCTGTCCAGTTGTTACCAAGCTTTTGTGCATCAGCTGGCATGCCTGCTTGATTGCTCCAATGGGAGTAATCAAGGCATTTAGCATATTGTTTCGGATAGTTGCTCTCAGTGATATGCGGCGAATCGGTCACATCGAATATTGATACCAAATCAACCAAAATGCTGCAGTTAGGTGGAATGTTACTGCACCAAAAACGAAAGCGTGCCTCGTTAACGCTTGGCGATGCAGACATATCAATGATGCCGGCAAACTGTCCCCACTCACCACTGTTAAGCGAAACAGCCTGATAGCCTGATGCATGCTGCACATTACCTAGTGAGTTGTAATACGCTCTGCAGCTAGGATTGCTAAAGCCAATCGGCTTAACCCAATAGGTCACCAGAAAGCGACCGCCTGGACGCAGCGCAATTGGGTAGTTGCGACCGTAGCTGCTACCCAAGGTAAAGTACGCACCTGCACCATAGCCAGATGATTTAGTCACTACCTCTAAGCATTTCTCACCTGTATAACCACCAGTAGCAATAACGGTCACAGTTTGCGCGTTGCCTGAAAGCCCCATACTTGTGTCAGCGGGAACGGTCTCAAAATCGCCACAACCTGGGTCAATCATATTCACAAAGGCTATCGCGGCAGCATCCCGAGCAGCATCAGCTTTAGCTGTGGCATCTATTTCTGCAGCTTTAATTGCTGCTTGCTCGGCAGCATCGGCCTTGTCTTGCGCATCTTGAATAGCTCGGCGCTCTTCATCACTGACTTTGCCATCTGCATAGGCTTTAGCTTTTACCTCAGCAAGATTAGCCTCGGCGGCAGCAAAGTCTTGAGCTGCTTGCTGAGCGGCGGCAGACTTTTCGCTGGCATCAATGGCGGCTGTGTTAATCGCGGTTTCATTATCAAGGCCATCAGAGTTACTTAAGCCTGTTTTTACTGCGTCAATGCCATTACTGTTGTAGCGCGAACCCACTGCCACAAGGCGGTCGCTAGCTAACAAGGTAAATGGCTCAGGTGCAGTGGTATTGCCATGGGCGTACCACTGCTTAGTGTCTAAATCATAGGTGGCGCAAAATAGACGCTGCTCATGTGAGCCACCAGGTGCAAACGCTAGGTGGTCGCCAGTAAATCGTGATGTAGGCTGGGTTTCGCTAAATAACACATAGAAGATACCGCGATAGCTGTGTGAACCCTCAAACGGGGTGTTTAATGTGAAGTTTGGAAACGTGTGCTTATCGCCGTTGGCCGTCATCACATAACCGCCACCAACACCGATTTCGCCTACATCTTGATTTTCAGTGCCACCCACACGGCGGTTGGCAAAAAAGGTTAACGTGCCTGCGGTGTTTTTTAGCCCCTCTGGTATTTCAAGGGTGTTATTTAGCCTGCTATCAGACAGCGCGTTCTTAGCCGCTTCACTAATGGCATCCAACTTTGCCTGGTTAGCTTTGTTTTGCGCATCTTGAATCGCCCGCTGCTCAACTGCAGTGACTTCTGTATCAGCATGGGCTTTAGCTTTTACCTCAGCAAGATTAGCCTCAGCGGCAGCAAAGTCTTGAGCCGCTTGCTGAGCTGCCGCTGATTTTGTACTGGCATCTGATGCCGCTGTTTCAATAGCGACTTCATTGTTAGTGCTGTCTGTTAATGTCCAAACATCAATGTTTGACACTCTAAAGTAGCCACCGGCACCAACATTGTTTCGGGCGACTAACTGCAGCTCCACACTTGCCACGCCGACTGGCAACTCTGAGCTAATGTGCTCGGCGGTGTGGATCATGCCATCATTGTTAAACTTGCTATTGGGTACGCCTTGGATGTGGCCAACTAAAGAGCCAGCTTCATTCAAACATTTGTACTGCACATAACAATCATTACCAGAGACTAAGCTGTTAACGTATTGCAACTTACAAACTAGCTTGTCACCTGGTTTAGCTTTTAAGCGGTATGCACTCGATGTGTAAGCTAGATTATATTCATCACTGCTACATGCTATAGCTAAGTGACGCCAATCAAGCCCGCCAAAATTACTGGTTTCAATCGTGCCTTTGCCAACCCATGACTCGCCAGTGCTTTGCTCAATGGCAAAATTGCTGTCAATCACCAGCGAGTCACTTTTCGCGAGGGTGACGGCCTTGCTATTCGCGTTAGCTTCAGCCTGATTCGCCTTAGCTGTCGCATCAAATGCAGCGTTAAGCTCGGCTGCTGCAGCGGCTAGGCTGGCTTTTGACTGAGCGCCGCTTGGGGTTTCACCGCCTAAGTCGGCTGCATCGATACCATTGTCGAGCAGTTTTTGCGCTGTGATTAAGTCGTTGGCAAGCTCTGGGTCAGTAAGTGCATCTTGCATTGCAAGAATGTCTTTGCTGGCATCATTGGGCAGCTTGCCATCGGCAAGGTTATCTAATTTGGCTTGTTCTTCTTCGGTAAACACATCACCGATTTCAACGTCAATCTTCGACCATTTGTAGTCTTGCCAATTGCCTGATGGGGTGGATGTTTTCTTGTCTGTGGCGATACCGCGCCAGGCTTTGCCTTCACCTATCGCTTCTGAGGTGGTGAAGCCGGTGCCTTTGTCATCGTCAGCGAACGCCCACCAAACATGTTGATTGAACTCGCCACCGATGAGGTCAACGATGTTGCTGTTATCGCTTGAGGTTGAGATGCCAACGGGGCCGAACCAGTCACTCTGGCCGTAGTCGTTAATGGTTCGCGCCCATAAATAGTAGAGGGTGTTAGCTGCGCGGCCATTCCATACCACTTGCTTGCCTTTGCCGAGCATTTCAGCGCTCGTTAAATCAGTGTTTAAACTGCCTTTAACTTCAAATTCAGTGGTGCTTGCAATGGTGGCAGAGGTTTGTGGGTGAAGCGTTAAGCTAAGCGCGTCTACGTCGGCAACAATGCCGGTGACGTTTGGCGGCATAGTGGCGGTGAGTGATACTACTGCAGGCACGTTTGAGCGCGCGGCAAACATGTTAAGCGCCCAGATGTATACTTTATAGTCGCCAACATCTAGCTTAGGGATTTGGCACTCGGTGCCATTCACAGGCGTTGAGTAAACTTGGTTGTCTTGGCCATCAAGCACGCTAACTATATAAGTGTAAGTGCTGTTGCCCTCAAGCTGTTGCCAACTCACTTTACCCTGCCAATTGCCATCATCTGCTTGCGGCTGCCAAACTACGTTTTTAACTGTGCCAACGTCTGTTGGACTTGGCAGGTTAGTGTTTGGTGCGAGGTCTTTTTCTGTATAGCTGCCCTTTTCGAACTCGTATAGCTCGGCAGTCGTTTCGCGCAGTACCAGGTTAATACTCTTGCCATATTCAAACGGCCACGAGGTCACTACGAACAAACCATCGATACCCGCCGTTGGCAGCTGCACGCGCACCACTTTACCGACCGATACCGCAAGACCAATCATGTTGACGGGCATAGTGATTTGCATGCCAGCGCGGTTCATCTCTAAGTAGAGTTTTGCCAGGCGCTGCGCTGTCCACTGCGACTGGGTAAATGGCAGGTCAATGTCGTGGTCGATGTACTCGCCGTTGTCCTCTGCTCGGTAATAGTCGTTTTCATGTGGTGGGAAGTCGGTTGGTTGATAGTAATTATCAGGGTCAACGAAGGTGCCGCGAATAGCGTTACATAGCTCGCTGCGCGGGGTGTATGGGCGAATATCAACATTACCCGCAACATCATCTTCGGTTAGCGTGATGACTTCTGGCCCTTGGAACACACCGGCATATAAATGGTACTGACCAGAGATATACACTTGCGTGCCCGCACCGGCTGATAGCAGACTTTCTAAAATAGAGGATGGCGATTTGTCATGGCTGTATGTGCCGTTACAGGTATAGCGCTTTTCAAACTCATCAGTTTGATACTCAACGAACTCATCACAATCGTTTGCTGCCAGCGCATAACTCTCGACATTAACTTCATCGAGTGTGGCACCCACACCTGACTCATTTAGCGTGTAGTCGAGTACACAAAGCGCCCAGTTATCTGACCACTCCCACGTTGATTGGTCATCAATACGGTGGCTACCGCTGCCGCCTGCTGTTGTATCTAAGCGTGGATCATAAACCTTTTTACCCTTCACCAGGGCTTTGATGTTGGGCACACCGTTGGGGAATACTTCTGGGTCATATGACAGGCGCGCATAAATGTAGGTGATGCCATAGCCAATGTGATCCTCTGTCCAAATGCTTGAATCAGCAACAAGGTTAGCATCTGCTGTGGTTTGGTCACCGAGGTGCATTTTAAGCCGCGCTTTACTGCGATACTTAGAGCTTAAGCCGGTGCCTTTTTGCCAGGCGACTTCATCACCAAAATATACTTTCTCGATGGACTCACACTCATGGCCAACGAGCGGGATAACAAGATGCAAGTACTTATTGTCTTCTCCCGTTTCTTCCGCATGAGCCAAGATGCCAGATAACATACCAGTGCCGTATAAACCGCGCCTAGGCTCGGCAGGGCTGCGGATCATTTGCTGTTGTGAGTACGCCTCATTACTAAAGTCGCCAGCATCAACGTTAGGCGTTAACGCGTAAGTGGCAGCAGCTGCGCCAATACCAATGGCAATCGCAGCTGCAGTACTCACTACACCCGCTGCAGCATAGGCAGCGGCAACCCCGACTATGACTGGTGGCATGGCAACCTCCACCCTTGCTCAACAAGGTTGACTGGCAGTTGGGATAAGCCTTCCTCACTAACCGCATACACATTACTGCCTGCAAAAATGCCTAACGCCTTGGGGTGACGTGGCGGCTTAATCAGCACAATGTCACCGCGCTTTAGTTGTAGGCGGCCAACGGGTTCGCCTAAATAGTGAGTCGCGACATCAGCCACACACTTAAAGCCTTTTTTACTCAGCAAGCGCTTAGCGCCAATGGCGGTTTTGTAGCGTCCAACAAAGTCGGCGGCAAAGTCTTGCTTGCTGGCCGCTTTAATCCATTTGGCAGCGAATAGGCAGCAATCATGCTCGCCCCAGGTGAACGGGGTTTGCTGATGGCAGTTAATAAATTCGATTAATGTCATGTGCGCACCTTAGTTTTGATACTGTCTGCGGCCAGAATTGCCACCACCGCCACCGCCCGACGGGGTTGATGCTGGCACGCCCCAGTTGATTTCCTTCTCGGCCATCTGCGACACGCTTTCTAAGAAGCGGTCACCTGGGTGGGCGGCTTTTTGGTCGGCGTCGGTAAAGCGGCGGTTGCGCGGGTTCTTCCAGTCCACGCCACGTGAGTTAATGTCCAATTGAATGGTGGCGGTCTCGCCAATCTGAGTGTTCATCACATCCATGCGGCCTTTAAAGAGCACATCTGCAGCAACAATGTTGCTGTATGCATCCAGCGCGGCCAGATACAGTGCGCCTGGGCGGTTTTGATACTTCTCACCCAAGGCGGTTGAAAGTAGGGATTTAGGAATGCCTGAAAGCGTAAAGCGCAGGCGATCAGGATTGACTTTGTTGCCTTGCTTGACTGCGCCCACTTTGCCAAGAACGCCCACGCCTTTGTAAACATTGCCGTTATACAGGGCATCGCCGACGCCACTATGAACACGTAAAAAACCTGATTCGAAGTCGAACTCAGCAATGAGGATGGCGCTAATATCAGCGCGGCGCAGATACTGCTGCAGTTCAAAAGATGCAAAGTTGATCATGTAGATAAATCCTCGACAAACGCTAAGGTCATGGTTGATAGCACTAGTTTTTTAGTGGAGCGACGCGGCGCTTGGTTGTTGTCTTTGAGCATGAAGATGCCGCTTGCCTTGGTGGTGATAATGGCGCTGCCATTGGTTGGTGCGTAACGCACAGGCGCTTCAACAACTAGCGTGCACAGGCCATTGCCATCGGCTACGGCATCTGCAACCACTAACACGCACTGGTTGCCAATCTGGCAATAATCACCGGCTTTTAGAAAGGTTTGCGAAGGTGTGCAGCCACGAATGTTAATGCTGCTACCAAGCTGACCAGCGCCATCAATCACAGGCGTGCCACCTGCAGTACCTTGGGGCGTAGCAAAGCCATGATCCCAAAGCTTAATGCGCCCAGCTGAGCCACGTAATTGCGCCACTAATGCAGTAAGTCTTGCTGCTTGAGCGCGGCTTAGGTTGGTAAAGCTCAGCTCGACTTGCCACTGGGTACCAGGCTTGGTAAGCGTTTGCACCGTCCCGTTGAACGGGTTTTTAAACACTTCTGTGTTAGGCACCAAGCGCCAGGCTGCTGTGGTTGGGTAAATGTCGTCAGGAAATAAAAGACTCATCATTAACCCCTTGCGCGGTAGACATCACCGCGTTGATTAATGTTGTCAACGACCGCTTTGGTGGTCAGGTCAACTAACTCGGGCAACACTTCTTCAAGCTGCTCTGCTTTCGACTCATTCTCAACCACAATGGTGTTGCTCTGATGAATGACAACGCCGCCATTGGTAGCACCACCGCTGGCATTGGCTTCCATGGCGCGCATGAGTGTTGCCTGCTGCTTACGGGTGTAAATGGTCTCACCACCATCAAGCAAATAGGTACCTTCTCGCGGGATAGTACCGCCGCCGTGGAACTGGCCAATGATGCTAGGAATAAGCGCCATGCCTGCCAGCATTGCCGCCATACCTGCCATTGCACTGCCGCCCCAGGATGCCATGGCAGAGGTCGCTGCAGCAGGTGCCATACTGGCAGTTACAGCTGCACCAGTACTGGCTGCTGTCGCCGTGGTAGTCGCTGCAGTGCTGACTGCTAAGCTTTGATCTAGCGCTGCAGCGATTGCGCGCTGCGCCATCCATTCCACCAGCATCTGTACGGCTGCTTTACCGACGCCTTTTAGCAATGACTGGACGCCTTCGCCAAAGTCTTGGGCTTCAAATAATGCATCGGCAGTCACTTGACCAATACCAGATGAAAAGCGATCAATGCTGTTTTCCCAAAGCTGATCAAAGTCCATGGCCACGCCGCCGTTAATTTGCTTCATCGCTTCAGCATGGCGCTGCTGCTCGGCTTCAATCAGTAAGTTAATCTGGTTGCGCTTTAAGGCTTCAGTTTCTGGGGTTTGCTCTAACTCAGCATTCAAAATACCGAGGTTTTGATCATGCGTTTGCTGCTCTGCATATGCAGGGTCAAGCTGATTGCGCAAGTCACTAAAGCCGGTGTCTTCTTGATAGGCATTTTTTAACGCATCGAGTAACGCCTTTTGGCGCTCAAGCGGCACATTGGTTTGCTTAAAATAGGCTTGTAACAGCTTTTGCTTAGCGGCCATCTCATTGGTGGCTGCAGTGGTTGGGTCAAGCGCGGCAAGCAAGGCTTTGATTTCAGTTGCCTGGGTTTTGGCAGCAGCTGCCGCTTGCTTCTGGGTATCCACAGCTTTAGCGGCAGTCAGAATTTGCGCATTAATTTCAGGGTCTAAGTCTTTAAGTGCGCCGTGTTCGATGGCATAACGAACTTTGGCCGCTTCTGAGGTTTCACCCAGCAATGCACTTTGTTTTGCGTAGTTATCCAGCAGGGTTTGTTGCTGCTTGGTAATGGTCGCGGTGGCCGCTGGGTCTGGTGTGGTATTGGTTAGCTCTGGTAAGCCGACATTAAATAGCTTTTGTTGGGCTGCGCTGGCATCGTTTAACTGAGCTTCGAGTGTAGCAATGTATGATTTTAACTGTTCAATGCGCTTAACACTGAACATAACCGCAGAATCTGAACCAGAAAAACCTGACTTTATAAGGTCGTCAATTTCGGCCTGGGAGCTAGCAATTTCATCGCGGTACTCCTGCATTTTAGTTGATAACTTACTTACGGCTATGCTGCGCTGCGCATCGTTCATGGTACCTAATTTGTCATTGAGCTTATCAACCTCACTCGCCAGCCCCTCCATTGGATCTTTTGCTTCACTAGCTTGATAAGCTAAATAGCCAATGCTCGATGCAGCGATGAGTGCTAAGCCAGCAGGGCCACCCGCTAACGCCATCACCGAGTTCATCGCTTTAGTCGCAACAGTTGCACGTTTCTTAGCTGCGGTAACTGCATCGGTTGCCGCGAGTAAACGTGCCTCAGCGGCAATGGCTTGGCCAGAGGTTAGTACTGCAGCACGTTGTACGCTTGCTCGCTGCAATTCAGCCTCCGCTGCAGCAATAGCCGCGACGCGAGCAGCTTTATCTGCAGCAATGTCTCTAATGGTGGCCGAGGTTTTAGTGTAGAGTGCTGCAGTCACGCGACCAAGCACAGCAACCACACTCACACCCAATACGGTTTGCAAGGTATCAGCGTTGTCAGTTAACAGCTTAATGCCATCGGTAATGGTACCGAGCGCCAAGCTAGTACCGTCATTAATCGGCTCTTCAAATGCCACCAACATTTGCTGATACTCGTTGGTCATTTGGTTCATCTGCGCTGAGATGTTAGCGCCTGTGGCCGCTGCTGCGCCGTCGTATTCTTCCAGGGCTTTAATTAAAGTGTCGCGGAACATGTCACTGGTCACTTTGCCGGTGTTGATCATCTTCCTAAACTCACCAGTGGATACACCCGCAGCCTTGGCAATCTTGTTGATCAAGTTGCCCATCGGCTCTGTGACCTGGTTGAACTCTTCAGCGCGCACCACACCACTGGCTAATGCTTGCTGCAAGCCATACATGGCTTGGTCAAGTTGAGTGGTACTAGCACCCGTTGCGCTTTGGGCGTTTGATAAGCCCTCAAGTAATTGCTTGGCTTGGGTTTGGGTGACTAAGCCTGCATCTTGCAGCGTAAGCAGTTTTGAATAACCATCAGCGAGCGGTATCAACTCTTTACTGTGGCGTGAGGTTAAGTCGATAAGAAACTGCTCGTTAGCGGCATAAGCTGCAGTGCTACCCGATAACCCCTCAAGGCGAGTACGCACATCCTGGAACGCGGCTAAATCGTTAGTAACTTTTTGTGCGAGGTTAATACCAGAAAGACCAGCAAATGCGCCAACAGCCATGTGGCTCATGTGCTTGAGGGTGGTAGCAGTTTTATTTGATTGTTGCTCGACTTTACTGAGACCAAGCGCGGCACTCGCGCCAGCTGTTTGCGATTTATTCAGCTGAGTATTAAGATTAGAGACAACTTTTTCAGTCTGGTTAACGGTACCTACAAGCTGTTTACCGTCTGCAGTTAAGGTAAGTGCTACTTTTAAATCGCTCATAATCTACCTTGGAGTATTAATGGATTTCATCATGATGCTAGGCTTTCTGGTTTGCTTTATTTGGTGCTGCAGCATGATTGGTAAAATTGCCGTATGGTTTTTATTCCCTAAGGATTAACTGGCACGGTTATTCAACTTCTCGTTTGTTAATCGAGCGACCTCATTACCAATCAAACGCAACTTCAAATAATCTTCTGCTTCAAACTCTCGGCCACTCATTTCGGCATCAGCCTTCACCGCTAGTACGTCCAATCCCTCACAAATTGCTATCCCTGCGCCGTATTGGTAGCGCATTAGGTCTTGTACCTGGATGAACCACTCAACTGCACTTTGGTGTTCATCCCAAAACTCAAATGGCTCAGGCTCCTTGGCTACTGGGGGCGTCACCCCCAGCTTGGCCATTTCGTCATCAAGTTCCTTTTGCTCGGCTTTAGTCAGGTGGTCGTTGCGATAGAGGGCGCTAATGCCCTCTAGGAGTTTTTTCGCGCGGCTTCTCCGCTGTTAGCCTGGCGATACGCAGTAAATACGGCGTCAGTAAATGGCGCATGTTGATACAGCTTTTGGCGGTTAGCCGGTGTGTCTTTAAGTGGTTGCTCTTTGGTGTCGCTAATACCGCTAAAGCCTTCCAACACGGCATCAAGCAACTTGTTGGTGCCGTCGGCAAGCTTTGCCTGGTATTCATCTACAGGCAGTAAGTTAAGGTCTAGGGTGATGTCTGCACTGATGGTTTTACCGCCATCTTGGGCAATTTTAATCGTGGCAGGCCAGTCTTTTACTTGGCGGCGTTCGGTGAATACAAACATGGTGTGTCCTCTAATGGTTTCGGTTATGGGCTATTTTGTTGTTGCTTTTAGCGCTATTTGGTGACGAACTGATCGCCATTGCCGATTGGGCGCAATGGGATTTCGTAGGTTAAGGTACCGTCTTGCTCGCCATACTCAGGGCGACCTAGCTGCATCTTGGGCACAATGTGCTGCACCTGGTTGCCAACGGGGCCATGGGTAAACTCGAATGGCAGTACGGCAGTATTAAGGGCAAACGGGTCAAGCTCGCCTAGGCTGGCAGCTTCAATCACCATTTTGCCGCTTGGGGCATAGTTAGGGATGATCACTTCTTCATGGCCAACGTATTCCTGGTGCACCACTTCGTTGCCCTGGTCATATTCATAACTGAGCAACTTGATGGCGTTGCCATCTAAGGTGCAGGCACTGTGCTCCACGCCCACCTTCAGCGGTGTTTGCCAAGCGCTAAAGTCGGTTGGTGGCATGGCTTCTGCTGATACCGGCACAAATAAGCCGGTGAAGTTGAACATTAACTGCGGGAACTCTTTGGCTTTAGGGCCAATTTTGAAGCTACCGCGTGCGCCCACTAAGGAGTGCAATACGCCATCTAAATAGAAGTAGATGGTCAAACTGGCAGTGCCTTCATCGTCAATGGTCATCACCACGTTGTCAGCATTTGTGGTGGTTTTACGCAAACAGGCATCCATTAACTGCGCCCAGGCTGGGGCTTTGTTGGCGGTGCCAGAGCCTGACCAGTCCACGCCAAATTCAAGGGTGACATAGGTATCGGTGGCAATTTCGGCGCTGTTACCCAGTACGCCGTTGTCGTACTCAAGGGCAGTGTTTTCACCTGCCATAGGCACAATTTTTACGTCGCGGCACATGGCTGGGGTTGGGGTTTCACCGGCAAAAATCGCATCAAGACCATAGATGGTCTCAGTGGCAAATAGCACGGTTTTTTTAGCGAATTTTCGGGCCATGGCGGCGCTCCTTAATTTGTCTTGCTTGTGTTAACGCTCAGCATTAGTAGCTGTTTGCATCTTCGGTGTACTCAGTGGCGAAGGTGTCTAACCAGGCCACATAGCTGCCCTTAATTTGGCGCAGACTGCCACTTACTAGGGTTAATGGCTCGGCATCAGCTGTGGGCGTAAAACCAAACAGCAATTCACGCACCCTTGCACGCAGTGGGGTTAAGTCTTTGTGCTGGCCGTTCTTGCTGTCGGCCACTATCAACACCCCAATTTGGCAGCGCACGGTTTGCAGCGCTGGGGCATTGGTGCCGCGCACATCAGCAAGTGCGGTCTCACTAAGCTCGACCACATATAAAGCAGGCTTTTTTTTAGGGCCTTTGCTAGCTGTGCCAAGCTCAGACAACTGCAGTAATCCTTCAACTTGACGCCATAGCGTTGGGTACTTGGCAGTGCCTTGGCTTAGGTGGGCAATAATGGGCGCGGTAAGAGACTCCATTAGATGAACCCCTTAGCACTGTCGCGCGCAAACACTGAGCCTGCACTTTCAATTTGCGGCAGGTCAGTGGATGTGGCGCTTTCACCAGCGGTGTCTACGCCAAGACTGATTTCACCCTTTGATACCTTCACTAAGAAGCGCTCAGCATCCTTAAAGCGCTGCTGAACGGCTTCGTGAGCTTCCTCGTCATACAGCTTGTAGCGAGCAATTTCACAGCATAGGTCTGCCAGCACTGGCAGTGCATTGGTCATGGGCAGTTGGTAACGGCCAGCTAGGTAGCCGTCAATCAAGGCACTGGCTGAGGCCAAGGCGGTATCGAGCACGTCGCTAACGATACTGCCCTGGCTGCCGTCTCTGTCGGTGAGGTCGATAAGCTCTTGCTCACCAAAGCGGGCAACCATGTCTTGGGTCGTGGCGTAGACGCTAGCCATTACTGAGCGTCCTCTTGCTCTTGGGCTAGCTCTTGCTCTGACTCAGCACCTTGCTCGGCTGCTTGCTCAGCTGTTTGCTCAGGCGCATCAGCTTCAGCAGTAGCTTGGGTTTGGTAGTCTTGCCACATAGCATCACGTTCAGCAGCAGATACCGGCTTTTGCATCAGCTCGCCAAGGGCATCACATTGCGGCTTCCCTGAGCTGGTGAAGTGGTCTTTGTTGTGCGGGTCTAACTTGGCAACAGCCTGAGCAAAAGTTAAGCCCAGTACCACATCATCCAATGGTGTTTGGTTTTGCAGTGCTTTGCCCGCATCAATTTCACGCGCTGGTAATTGCTGCTCTTTAGTACTGACTTTAAGACGTGGGTCAGCTTTGAGCGTTTGCAGCTGCGCGTCGGTAATGTCAGCAGCGGGATACTCGTTTTCGCCATTACAGAGCACAAGTCCAGCACGGCGGTAACCAGTATGGGCGAGACAATGAATAATGATGAGGCTAATGATCGTAGACATGTCATGGTTTCCTCTAATGAATAAGTTGGTGGTGATGCTGCGCCTTAAGCACATAGCACTTAAGCGCAGCATCAGGCTTTAGGGAGTGATTACAGGTAATCAGCGACTAACAGCCCAACACGGCCCTTGAGTTCGTTGGTGCTGTTGGCATCCAACTCACGCTCAAGCATGCGGGTCGCCTCTTTCTCAAGCTCTGGCGGCACCACCAACAGAGTTGGCTTAATACCCAGTTTGCGGCCACCGTCAGCGGTGAACTCACGCATGCGCTTGATTGAGTCCCACATGTTGTCAGCATTAAGCTCACGCTTGTTGGCAAAGGCCATTTGCCAGAAACCAAAGCCTGCAGCGTCACGACAGTCCACGCCGTAGCGATACTGCTTGCTCATAAATACCGCTTCATCATCGGCCTTGGTCATGGCAATGAGCTGCGGTGCTTTACGCTGCTGAAAGATGATTGGCTTGATGGCTTTGGAGGTATCGAGCAAGAACCAAGCTGGGCCACTATAGGTACCTGATTCATCTACCATGTTGGCGACGGAAGTATCAGCACCTTGGCCATCGGCCTGGTCGTTCACAGGGTGGTCTGTGTCAAAGAAGTTTTGCCCGTCATAACAAAGAGTGGTGAAACCTGCAGCTAACAGTGGGAAGCATGACTCATCAGCATGGATGGCTGCCGCACGGCCCATTTCAGTGAAAATAGGCGCGTAAACACCTAGGTTGTCATCTTCAATGTCGTTGCGGTCAACGCCCACTGTGGCTTCATAGTCTTCGTTAACAATGGTGTAACCATGGGCTTGCATTGACTTAATGGTGCGATCGCCAACCCACTTTTTCAGGCTGGGGAACTTACCTAACCAGCCATAGGTGTTACTGGCGGTGGTAGACTTGATCACAGTGGCAATTTTGCTGAACTGTGGCATAGCTTCTGACTTACCGGCTTCAAAGTTCTTTTGATAGCCAGTAAACAGATTGGTGAGTAGCGTTGGAGTGACAATCGCCATGGTATTGCTCCTAGTTGTTGATATTGAAAAGGTGTTTTAAATCGTTAAAAGCGTTGGTAACCCTTAGGTTTTAAACTCTTTGGGGTCGATACCCAGCTGCTCAGCCACATACAACTGCTCATCGGTTAACTGTTCGTCATCAATGTGTTGCTGTTGGCCTTGGCTTTGCTGTGACTTCAGCGCCACCACGGCTACGCGGTTATCTAGCATCGACTTAAGTGCGGCAACGCCTTGCTGCTCAGCAAACTCGGTGAGAAATTCATTTTCAGAGGCCAAAATCTTGTCGGCATTGTCTTTCAGCAACTGCTCAACGCTTTGCTGCTCGCTGCCGGCTTTAAGCACAGCAATCTCTTGCACGCGTTCGTCATAGAGCTTCATAGGCACGTACTGAGATAAATCGACCTTGTTGCCGTCGGTTTGCTTAGCTTTTAGCGCGGCAACGGATTCACGGGCGGTGTTTAGCTCTGCTTCTAAGTTGCCAGCTTGGTCGGCTTTGGCCTTAAGCGCGGCAATGGCCACTTTGGCTTTTTCATTAGCCGCCTTTAGCGCGACTTCATTAGATAAGTCGCCAGCTTCTTCAATGCCGAGCATGCTAAGCAGTAACGTCAGTGCTTCATTCATGGTGGAGTCTCCAGTTGGGTGTTGGGTTGATGGTTGGGAAACGCGTTTTAATGCGGCAATGGCGTTCATGCCATCCAGGGCTGGGGCATTGGTGAGCGCGATATGCTTTAACTGAGTTGGGCGGCCTGTCACTCTGTCGTAGGCAAATACTGCAGAGGCAAAGCGGTACTCTTTATCAGCAATGAACTGCTTGGCTTTATCAGTCCAGTTAATGTTGTTGGCAAACACGCCTTCACCTGGCACATACTCCAAGTCTTTAAACCAACCCGCGGCAGGTGCTGGCTGACCATTGGTTTCGGAGTGAATGGTTTGGTGCTCGTAGTCAAAGTGGTAGTCATTGGCGCGCAGTGCGGCTTGCGCTTTTAGCGCAGCAAAAGCATGCTCATCCATGAGCCAATGTCCCTGTAGGGTGTCCACTTTGCGACCATCATCAGGAGTAAAGACGCCATCTGGCAGAATTTGCACGCGGTTGCTGTTTTGCGTGTCAATTTGCCCAACAGAGAAACTCAGCACTGGCAGGTCGCTGTGGTGTTGTGCGCTAAGGACGGCTAAGCCCAAATGTGAAGTTTGTGTTTTCATGGCTTCATCATGGCGCGATGAAACCCTAGGCTGTATTAACCTGTGTTAGTAAAACAAATGGGGTGAGTGTGGATCAAAACGCATGGGCTGCTAAAACTTGCATGCAGATCAAATTTATAAAGCGTTTATAAATTCCTGTGAGCGCTTATAAGACGATGCGCGACTAATGACGGCTAAAATAAGTTTGCGCGGCTTAAAACGCCGCTCAGTGCGTTTAACTTTAATCTGATAAACCTTGATAAAGGGCGGCCTGCAGGTGGGCGGTAATGATGTCGGCCACCTCTTGCTCCTCAAAGGGGGCTATGCCTAAGAACTCACGCTGTGGCATCTCTTGACTGCCGAACATGCTCTTAGCACTGGTGACACCACCAAACTGATGGATAGCTGCGTACTCCTGGTTAGAGCCAACTTGCAGTAGATCGCCAAACAGCTGGTAGTGAATGGTATCTGCCAGGGTACCGCTCTCGGTTAAGATACGATCGCCGCGCTTTTTGCGCTCAAGGGTGACTGAGCTTAGCTCTGGCCATGGGGTGCCATCGGGGGCTTGCTGATCAACAAAGCGCTGCTGCGTGCTCTCAACTAGAAACTCACCAACATCAGCAAGGGCTGGGCTTAGGTTGTCAGCTTGCCTAGCCAAGCGAGCAAACGCAGCCTCTGCAATGGTGCCGCCCTTAACCTCAACTTTAATGAATGTGCCCGCCATCTTGTTCCCTCGATTGATTATTGTTTATACTAGTTGCAGGTGGATTAATTCGGTTGCGGTGTGGCGTGAGAATTAATTGCCGGTGTAGCTATCACCACACGGATAACAGGCACTTCAACTTACCTTCAGTCATTTCGATGTTCATCTGCTGAATACAACAAACTGCCACGTCGCTGCTTATTGAGATAACTACCAGGCTTAAATGGGATGAACGTCCACGCCTCAATGCGCCCTTTAACCACTTGCGCCACCAGTAGCAAACTTTTGTTTTTACCCGCTTTCACTACCTTGATGTATCTCAGCCTCAGCTCCACCTTGCCTGTACCTATGTGCTTTTCAAATACCGCCCATACTTCTTGCGGGGTGGAGATCACCTCACTTAGCAGCGGGATAAAGCGCGAGCGGTGCAAGTCTTTGCTTAGGTGCTCAACTAACGACTCGCTATTGACATACACCGACAAGCTATCAATTGGCCCTGGCACCACCATCTCTGTGCCAAAGGCTTTGGTGACGGTATCACGCAGCTCATTAATGCTTTGAGCTTCTTGAGCTAAGGCGGTGCTTGAGGGCACGACTGGAAGCTGTTCAATCAGGTTAAGTGACTGCCAAGAGTGGTTAGTGAGGCTTTGCCAGGCATCGGCTTTTTGTGCCTGCCACTTTTGCATTTGCGCTGTGGTTAATCGCTGACCTAGGTTTGCCTGGCCAACGTTATAGTCAAAGCCAGGGTCAATGCCCTTAGGCACTTGATGCACTTCACCTGTGGCTTTGTTTGTCCAGTCGCGCACGCCGTCATTGGGCGCTTGACTGACTTTTAACTTTTTCCTGTCCATTTGAATTTGGCTCACGCCGTATACGCGGCACTTACAGCCCCAGCCGTTTTGCGGAAAGTTGGTGTCCCACCAAGGGTGGTCTTTTGGCAAAATGGTGCCATGCCATTTCAGATGCAACTCGCGCGGTACGCGGCTATCACCATGAGCATACCGCCAGTATGGGAACTGCTGCAGCTGCTGCCAACGGCCTGCGTTGTAACTCTGGCGCATATTGGTGGAGTAGATAACATTCGCCCGCCATGGGGCGCTGCCAGTATGTTGCCAGCCATGCTTAGCGACAATGTTTTTAAACTCGGTTTGAAACCAGGTGAGTGATTTACCATCGGCAATGGCAGCATCTACCGCTTTGCGCATATCGTTGAGTAAGTCGTGCTTCATTGCGCCTGCCACTACGAACGCCCTGGCATGACTGCCTTGCCAAATATCATCCCAATGCTCGGTAGGCAGATTAAGCTTGTTACGAAAGAAGTTGATCTGCTGAATGAATGGCAGCGAGCCAAAGTAAGCATTAGCCGGCATATCAATTACCCTCGCTGACATCATATCGGCCCACTAGCTCAGCGGTGGCCAAGGCCACTTGTAGCGTCTCGCTAATGTCGTCCATATCAAGATCAAGTGATGCCAGTTGCTCCTGCAGCTGCTCTAGTGACTCAGCGTTATTCACCAACTGTTGAATGTCGTTGGTGAGTACATCCAGCACAGGCAGCGCCTCAGCGCCGAGTTTGTTAACGTACATATCCAGGCTGTCGTCATCCTCTACGCCTGCGCCTTGTTTTAAGATGGCAAGGTTGCGCTTAATGCTGTTGTGCTTGAGTGCGGCTTTGACCGCCTCCTTCCGTGCCCGATCAGCCCTGTCTAATGATTCATCTAGCTCTGTTGTCACACCTTGAGCACTCGATGCCTGCAGTACTGGCTCGCCTTGTTTGGCCTCGGGGATCTGCAGTTTCTCATGTGCCCAGGTTACAGGAATTTGCAAGCCTGCTTCAGCCAGCCTTGGCAATGACTCGGCATAAGCGCCAATGTCTTCTGCCTCTACTAAGTCAAACTCAAAACGCGGGGCGCGCAGCTCACTGCGGTAGCTCTTGCCGTTAAGCATGTACATGGGTAGCACTAGGTCACGGCTTAAGGTATTGGCGATTTGTTTTAGGTCTGAGTCGCGCAGCTCTTGGCGCACTTCGTTGTGTACATTGCCAAGCGCATTGGTTGAGCTTTTGCCGTCGGCCTGTGATGTCAGCGTGCCGCCTAGAATGGCTTTAGAGATGGTTTTCTCTTGATGACCGATCATGTTTTCAAACGGGTTGCTGTCGCCATCTGCTGCCTTCTCAAAGTCAATCTCCATCCCTTTGGGGATGATGCCACCCGCGTTATGGCCAATACTCATAACGGCATTGAGCAAGGTGCGCTTTTCTTCAGGGTTAGCGCCGCTAGGGTACTTACCCAAACGCAGTGGCAAACCATAGATCTCAAGAAACTCTGCCCAGTCGCGCATAGAGAAGTTTTTAAACAGGAACGGCCAGGCAAGCACACGCACTAAGCCATTGCGTGCCTGATAGCCAGATTTCACCTTATGGGTGTGCTGTATCCAGCCAAAGGGGTTGAGGGCTGCGCCGTTAGCGGTATTGTCCCTTAGCCTTAGCTCATTACGGTTTTCACCTACTTGCTGAGCCGGGTGAGTCATAAACCAGCTTGGGTCACGATGCTCTATGCCGCGAGGCAGCCACAGCTCGCCCTGGCGCTGCCAAATGATTTCACTATTTGAAAAGCCTTTTAAGATGGCGTCTGACATATCAAAGATGGTGTCATCTAAAAACAGCATGTCTTCAAACTGCTGCTGCAGCATTTCACAGTCACGCTTCTCGCCAGCTGTGGCGTTACGTGGCGGCGTAATCTTCCAGTCCACACCTAACAGGGCGCGGCGTCGCTTTTGTAGCTCAGAGAAGATATGGCCGTCTTTCTCTTCCATGTCTTCGGCTAACTCACACTGCGCAATCAGGTCGCCACGGGTAGCCGCTTCAAGCAGCGCTGCCAGTTTGCTTGGGGTAAGGCCGCTACTTGGGTGGTTAGCATAGTGGGTGCGCAAGTGGCCAAGCTCGGCCTCATCGGTTTGCACCTTGGTTAAGTGCTTAACCTTGTAACGGGTGCCGTTCTTGTCGGTTTGGTGAACTGCCATTAGTAGGCTCCTCGCTCATAATTATATTGATAGTCGTCACTGTGGTCTGGGTAGCTGTGGTCGCGTTCGCTTAAGCTGGCGCTGTCGAAGGTGCGTTTTTTACTGGGCAATGGGGTGAACTCAATCACGCCACCTTCCATCCAGCTGGCGCGCACGGCCATGAGTAGGCCCACGGCAAAGTCGCCGTGGCGCTGCAAGCCTGTAACACTGCTTTTGTCTGAGCCTTTATCGATTTTGGGCGTGCCGTTGACCACCTTGATTTTGCCCATGTCGTCAACAATGTCCTGGTGGCGTGGTATTTCTAGGTTGAGATCTTCAAACTCGGCTTTGAGCTTTGGCATCCACTCGCGGTACCACTTGTCGTTTAGCATCACCTGGTCAACCATATCGGTGCCATAACGCAGCATGGCAGCCTCTGCTAAGTAGCCGCCGTTACCTGTGGCATCAAATGACATGCCCCGTAGGCGCGGCAGGCGGTCACACAGATAGAACAACACCTCACGCTGGGCATCATAAGGAAGCTTGCTTAGCTCAAGCACAAAAGGCACTCGCTTGCTCAAATCTGGCCTAATCTGCAGTGGGCAGAAGATAGATAAGTCACCCTTGCGGGCAAAGTCTTCACCAAAGGCGTGGTGGCAGCTGGGGTCGAGTTTGTCTATGTGCAGCTGGATTTCTTCACACCATTCTCGCACCTGAATATGCCTGTGCTGCTCGCTCCAGGTCTCAAAGTCTTTAGGGGCTTCTAACGTGATGATAGGGATAGAGCCATCTTTAACCATGGCCTCTTCAATCAACACCCGCTTGATGTAAGTACCACCGCCTTTTTTGGGTACGCAGTAGTATTCTTCTAGGGCATCTTCTTCGGTGGCCGTGGCTTTGAGTAAGCCTTGCTTCCATTCATCCTCAGCTTGTTGGCTCCACTCAATCTTGCGAATTTGGCAAATACGCTTATACAAGCCCTCAGCACAGGCATCATCAAGGGTAATGCGGTGAACGCTGTAGGCTTTTTTACCTGCTCGGGAGTCGTTAATCAGCTCGTTAAACAGGTTATCTGTGCCGTTGTGGGTTGAGATTAAGCGCACCTTTGCGCCCCACATGGTGAGTGCGTTCGCCGCTTTTAGTACTTCTGCTAGGCGCTCATGGAATGCGGCCTCATCAATGGTGACGTTACCCTGCATACCACGTAGGTTGCTTGGATTAGATGATAACGCCTGAATTTTAAAGCCTGACTCAAAGTAGATGGCAAAAGTGAGAATGTCTTTGTCGCCATCTGCATCACGAAATATCTCTTCTTGAATTTCACCTGCAGCTTTATTGAATGCCTTGGCCCACATGGCAGCAGCATCAATGAATTCGCGCGCCATCTCTTTGTTTGAGCCAACATAGAAATGGTTAGTCCCTCCTGCGCTGCGTGAGGCAGACGCCGCCAATACCGCATCAGCCGCTTCTGCCCAGGTTAAACCTGTACGGCGAGACTTCTCAGCAATTTTGAGTTGAGACTCATCGGCTATCCAACGCTTTTGGTAGCCAAGCAGTAGCTCATTGGGGTCGAACGGCGTGAGCGCGTCCGATACCGCTTGTGCGATTGGGTCTTGGTTTAGCGCTTGGTTGAAATCAGGCTTACTCATCAGGCAATCCCCAATATCTCAGCTTTGAGGGTGTTAACAGCGCTTTGGGTTAACCCAGCCTGCTGCGCAACAACTTCAGCTGCATTCGCCGCTTCTTCAGCAAAGGCTTTGCGAATTTCTTTCTCGCGCTTGTGGCTGGCCATTGCCGCTGACTCAAGGCGCTGCACTGCAAGCATGGCATCTTTAATCATGCCCACGTCTGCTGCTTCTTCGTCTTCGTTAAGTAGCGCTTTAAACAGCTGCGAGCGCGCCATCTCAAGGATAAGCTTGGTCACTTCACCGGTGGGCTTATCACCAAGCTCTGCAGTCCATACCTGGGTGATTTCACGCATCTCGCGCAAGCTCTTGCCCACGGCTTCCATCTTGGTGGCATAGCGATTCAGGCCACTGCGACTCAGTTTTTGCTTGTCATCTAACCCAGCAGCTTCAATCAAGGCATTGATTTCATCGAGTAAATCAATCTGGTCGATTGAGCCATCACGTAAGCCTGCATCCAGGTGTTTGCGAATGTCATCAGGCAACATGTCTACCTTAGAGCGACGGCCACGGGTTGGCTTATCTGGCTTATCACTCATAGCTACTCCCCAGCGCGTGGGCGCTTAACACCAGGCACATGGGCGCGGCCAGTGGCGACGTCTTCACCGCGTGCGGTTAGCATGGCTTTTTGCGTGCTCTCCACCGTCTCAACTGTGATCAAGCCTTGCTCGGCTAACCACGACAGCTGAGTGCGCAGGGCATCGCGGCTAATGTCGAGGCCGTAGGCATCAAGGCCATCTTGCAAAATTGACTCATTCAAGTCATAGCCTGGTACTTCGCTCAGCAAGCGTAAGATCACCAGTCGCTGATGCTCGTTAATGATGGTTTTCAGGGCCATTAGTCATTCCTTAATTCATTCTCTAGTAGCATGTCGGTCTTGCGCTCAAGGCGGGTAACGCCCTCTTGGGTCGCACTGATAGTTTCAGTTAAGCCACTTAGGGTTTTGTCCAGGCGGTGGACTTCCTCTTTGGTCGGCAAGTGCTTCATATCCGCTTGCACCTTGGTTAACTGCTCAGCATGGTCGCTAACCTTGTTGCTCAGCTGGTCGTGGTCTTTCCTTGGAGTAAAGCGAATGTGGAACCAGGCAAACAGCCCCACGAACGCCAAATACACAACTGCGGATATCCACTTGAAATTGACGTTAATAAACTCAACGAACTCAGCCACGCTTACCTCGCAATTTTTTTTGTTCGTGTTCGTAGTCAAGCTGGCACTCAATGCAGCGCTTGGCATTGGGCACTAGCACTAAACGCTCTGTGCCAATGGGCGCATAACAATCAATGCAGGTGCGTTGTTGCCAGTCGTTTCCATGGTGCGCCGTGTGTTGCAGCTGGCGCTTAATGGCGCTATCACGCTGGCGCTGTTCAAGCTCACAAGCTTTATCGATAACATCTGTCATCACTTGGCCTCCTTGCTCTTGGAATATGGGGAGTTTGATGGGTTGGCAAGTAGCTGGCTTTTGTCTTGACTGCCTTTGGATGAACCAAACCAGAAGTTGAGAATCTGCGGAATAGCGGCAGTAAGCACCCCAATCACGGTGCCGAGCATGCCAAACAGTAAAGGGTTAATTTCAATGCCCTGAGTGGACCCTACGGCGTAGTAGGCCAATAAGCCGGTTACTAGGAAGTAACCGACCACGAACAAGGCCGACAGCACGATTTGCGGCAGGCTGTTTTGGCTAAACATGGTGCGTGCGCTGGCGCGATCGTTAAACTCCAACTCTTGCTCTTTAATATCTAGCTCTTTCATCTTGGTTTTTAAGTCGGCATCGATGCTTCTAAGCTTCACTAACTGCTCAGGGCTGGCATTTTGAATTTGCTTAGCCAGTGCTTCTGGCTCGCTTTCATCTGTGCCCAGGGCTAACTGAATAGCGCTAATACCCAGTGCAGCCCATGGGCCACCAATAATCTTGCCAGCCAGTGGCGCAATGGCAGATACCGTTTGTTTTAAGTCGAGATTGTCAAACCAGCTCATGGTGGCTCCTTGGTTGTTGTAGTTTGTTACTAAGGCTTTGACTAAGCGGCTAGTGCTAAGTGCTTGGCTAAGAGAGCATCAATATGGTTACTAGGGTTAAGCCCCAGGCGAGATTGCACGCGACTACGGCGCAAACAAAGCCCTCAAGCCAAACAATACGGCGACTTTCTGTTTCAGCATTGGCAGACATGGTTTACTCCTAAGCTCGATTGAACAGTTGATGAATTTCATTGAGTGCCTGACGCGCTACGCTGGGTGTGCGCTGGCTGGTTTGGGCGCGTTGCTTTAGCAAGTGGGCGTTAATGTCTATCGAGTTAACAGACTGCCAACCTTTGCGGAAAGCACTTTGATAAGTGGCGTTGTGGCTATGAAGCGGCACAGCTGCAGTTGACATACCAGCAAGCTCAGCGGCTAGGCGGCGCTGCCTGCCTGCATCTTTGGCGCGTTGGTAACGGGCGTTAAGACTCATACAGCCCTCCGCGATTGCCAGCCTTGCCAGCTGTAACGGTTAGCAGCCTGATAAATGGCGTACTGCAGCTTGGTGATACGATGCATCCAACCCAGCAAGAACACCGCTTGGCTTGAATCATTCATCACTATGCGGGCGTATTTACGGTTACGGCGAGCAAGATAGTCAGTAAGCAGGTCGTTAAAGTTGCATTTGTTGATGGCTGCCAGCGTGTTAGGGCCTATTAATCCGTCTGGCTTGGCTTTAACCGCGCGTTGCAGCATTTCAATGGCATTACGTGCGCCATGGTTAACAGCTGCGTCAAACACCGCCATTGCCAGCACATTAGGCAGTTTGCCGCATTGGCAAACTTGCCAGTAATCGCGATGGTAAATGCGATAAGCCTTTTCAATGGTCAGGGTGCCAAAGTCGAGGTGCGGGTAAGCTTTGCGGCTAAGGCCAAACAGGGTTTCACCGCCACGGTCAGCCTTGTGGTTGGAATAGCCACCTTCGGCTAGCAGCACATACTCAAAAGCGAGTTGGTAAATTGGACTATAGCGGGAGTCACCACCGTGGGGGATGTGGTTGTTATAGTAACGCCCATGTAGCGGGGTTGTACCCATGAAAAAAGCTCCAGCACATTCAACATATTGATAGTGTGCTGGAGCTTGTTTGTGAGGTTAATTAACCTGTGTTAGTAAAGATTAGCTTGGGTTTACTTTTTCTCGATACCTGCATCTTTTCTACGCTGTTCGATTTCATACTCAATTCGTTCAAGCTGTATAGCGAGAAGTGAGGACGGCAAACGCAGTGATAAAATGAAAGCCACATTGGCTAAAAACAGATATATATATTCGATCACGCTCTGATAATTGGCGAGCTTACCTTTAAATAGAATTGACAGAAAAATGAGAGCCAACACCCATAGATACAGCAAAAACAGCCATTTATGGCGCATCAAACGGTTATAAGTTCGTTGATATGCAAGCTCTGCCTTGCGCCAACTCCCACTTGGTAGGGACTTGGGGTCACCAATTAGGGTGATAACAGCCATCAACACACCGGCTAATACAGTGAACACTGTAACGATAAGTGTTGTGGCCGAGTCATTACCATGAACTAATGGTTGAGCGAAGTAGCTACCGAGAATACTCCAAAGGATTACAGCTATGGCTAAAGAAACTTTTTGCCCGTCTATGCTGCTCATTACTCCTCCAAAATTCCCTCTGCCTCTATCTCTTTATAATACAGGCATAACTTGTCCCACGCATCACCTTTCATTAATGACTTACCCAGGACGTTTATCTTAGCCTTTCCGTTTACTCGCACCTGGTCAGGAGTTAAAACTTTATCTGTATTTGTGATAATGCTGAAACCAGGGGCTTCTTCATCTTCAATTAAAAGCTTAGCTGATTGCTCAAGCCTTTCTTTACCTACTTCACCAAAACCTTGAATTTTTTTGTTGTCTTTAGACCTTGCTTCGTTACCGTCAAATGACAAGGCGACTTCAATGTTTAGGTTCTCTTTGTCATCAATGTCTTTAAGAGTGTCATCTTTACTGAATATCGCTTTAGCTTGCTTAGCGGCATGCGCCAGAATACTGTCAACAAGGTTATTCTTTCTATCAAGTCGCTGTTGTGTGGCATCAAATAGTGAGCAGCCTAGCGAGATTTTCTTCACACCTTCACGTTTGATTATGGCTATTTTATCTACGTTAGCTACAACGACCAACTGCAGTGTCTCGCTTTCGATCACGTGTAGGCCATGCTCTAAAAGAAGCTTGAAGTACTTAGATGCTAAAGACTCACGAGCGTTTGATGTACATAGGACTACGTTGTTATCTTTGATGTAAACAAAAGCCTCACCATCAACAAAGTCCTTTCCTGCTGGCGCACCTTCTTTGTCTACATCGGACTGTTCAGCAGTCTTATCGGTTACAATAGTTGACGTATCCTGACCTGGCGTATAGGTGGTAATTTGCATGCATAGGCCACCATCACGCACATCATAGTTTGCACAACGGACTTCAGTACCATTACCTCCGGCAAAAGTTATTTCACCAACGCTATCGGTGTCTTCCAACGTATCAAAAAGCATTTCCTGCAGGGTGCTATCTAATTCTAACAAACCAAAGTCAGCGCGACGGTAATAGAGTTTTTTCTCTTTGGTTGGAGCTTTATCTTTTTTTGCCATATTCAACTAAGTCCAGGGTAAGTGATTAAGAGTAATTATGATTTTGCGGCCATCATTTGACGTATAGCGATGAGGTTCTTGCCCATATGCGCGATAGCCATGAGTATTGCGGTGCCTAGGATGGCTTCGAAAAAGACGGCAAGGCTAATAAGCAACCCTATAGGGTTTGCTTGCTTCACTGTCGAACCATATTGGCCAGGTGATTCAATAGACGCAAAACCATCAAAAATGAAAAAGCTTGCCAAGAGCATCACAGCTAAATGCACCCAAGCTAAGCTCATCAAGAAGTTTGCGTTGTCCGCACCGAAGTCCTCTTGCGGAGTAACAGACTTAGGCTTGGCCTCTACTGGGCGGCCATACTTGTGGTCATCGAGATCTTGTGGCCAATCGTTGACGCTTGGGGTTGCGCCCATCTCAATGGCGGCATCAAAGGTTTTGCGTGACGAGCGAATAATGTCTAACAACTCGCCGTTGTGCCATATCGCCATTTTGTCTTGAGCATCTGATAGCGCCAGCTCTACTTGGTTAAGTGGGTATGTAGAATCAGTTTCTCGGTTGTGGAGGCCGTCGGCGTTGATGTGCCAGGCTAGTTTGTTACTCATAAATCATCCTTGTAAATATTGAGCCAGAGCTAAAACCCCACCTAGAGCGGTAACAAAGCCAAAGGTGAATAAACCGATGGCTTTAGTGAGGGTTAGTTGTTTTTTTAATAGGTACTGTATTTCTTCCATTTGCGCTTGTTCTTTTTCCACGCTGAAGCGTTCAACCTGGCGCAGCGACTTCTCGATTGATGCAAACTCGCGCTCTAACGTTCTTAGCTCGCTTTCTTGTGCAGCGATTTTTTGGTGAGCGTCGGTGAGCTGGTAATCAGTATCCGTTCTCAAGTCTTCCGATAACTGTAGCTCGTCTCGCAATAGCGTGATGCTTTGCTGCAAGTGTTTAATATGTGCTGTTAGTACGATTGTGTCTTGTTCGTAGAGGTAACACTTTGCCCGCTCGAAGTCTCTTTGCTTGATGGCATGATAGCGCCTCCCTTCGTGGTCTATTGGCACATCGCAATGAGTTGCAACTGAGTTCCAAAGGCTACGAGTGTGTTTTTTCTTGGGATAGTCGCCAGTGCGATCAAGCATGTCGTTAATTAGCGAGGAAATAACTTTCTTTTGGCATGCGGTTAATGGCTGATCATCTTCGCGATGCTGCGGGGTCGCTTCGTTATCCTTGGATTGAGCGATAAAAATGAAGTTGCCGTTTCCGTGGCATTGTGTTCCTGAGCCGTGATTGGCGGTGTGGCTGTTGGCAGGTTCGTCATTTCGAACCTCATCAGGTGGTTGCCCCAGTATGCCATTAAGCTGATTATTCACTTCATCCAAATTGAACTTATTTACAAGTCTATCCGCTAAGTTATTATTGTCTTCCATTCATTACTTCCGTACAGCTACAACTAAATTCTTTTATGCTGCAAACAGTTTGATAACCTTGGCTCCTAGCTCCACGCTATCTAACTCTTGTTGCTCATCCTTGGCTTTCTTCAGCATTTGATAAATTTCCATTGCTACAGGGTAAACCCGCTCTGGGTGAGCCAATGTACGCCCACTGCGGTGAATAAACTTGGCAACGGTTTCTATGGCTTGCTCTTGCAGGTAAAAATCAAAGTCATCGGTATCTGAACGCATACCTGATATCACGTATTCAGTATCACATCCTAACTGTCTTGCGAGAGCTAGATACTCAATATCTGGCTTACGCTTACCAGTCTCATAATTAGACTGGCTAAGCTTTTTAACGCCACAGCGCTCTGCAAATTCGGTTTGACTCAACCCTAAACGCACCCGTTCAGATTTCAATCTTTCAAAAAAAGTATTCATTTATATACAAATGCTATTGACAGTATGCGAATGCATACTTATAGTTACCTCACATTGTTTACGAACGCCCACCCGTAAACACCGTTAACAATGAGGATTAAATCATGAAAGCCCAAGAAATCAAAGACAAACTAAGAGATCTAGGTATCACTCTTTCAATTCTGGAAGAGGCCACTGGGATTAAACGCTCCCATTTCAGCCAAGTAATTAACCATCACAACAAGTCTATGAAAGTAGCGACTACGGTTGCCAAAGCCATTGGCGTACCCGTTGAGCAAGCATTCCCCAATCATTTTGAAGTCGCGAACAAACGTAAAGCAGCTAAGGTCTTACGCCAGCAAGCGGTTGCTGAAGTTCGCGAGCGCCTGGCGTCTTAACCAACCGTGGCAATAACAGCCATTTGATTAAGAACTGACTCAAGGCTTCATCAGATAATTCGTCTAATTGGGAATGTGCGTAATGACTAACACAACAACCGCTCGCTGCACGCAGCAAGATAAAGCGCAAGCATTGCAGCAGGGCAGTATCTTCGACCCAAACTCCCCATTGCACTACTTGTTGCCTTTGTGCAGGCCGCAACTGCGACAACTGCAACAGCCGCATGCGCAAACTCACCACATTGAGTTTGACCGTCTCACTGCTGACGTGGTGAACGTTGACCTCCTCGACCCATTCCGCAAGCGTGACCTGCCTCAGCGCATAGGGTTCGCCGAGCCAGCGATACAGCGCTTTCGTGTACATGTTCGTATCAATCAGCCTCTTGCTCATAACAACACCTCGTCGTTTTTAATTGATTACCGCGACTTTGCCTGTATTCAAGATGGAACAAACCAACTGACTTGCATAGATGCAGAACAATTATTTGTTTGGAACGGCGTTGCTAAGGAGCTTTCTAATGCCTGCTAGAAATTGGAAACGCCAGGTACCTAGCTCACTGACGCATGCACTGCGCCTTTGCAAAGAGCATGGCAAAGAGAAGCAAAACCTATCGGTAGAGCGTATTAGTGACCGCATGGCCAGCTCGGTAGACACGCTTTATAAGTGGCTAGGCAATGGCAACATGCCTGTTAATCAGCTGATTAACTATGAAGCCATTACCACAGGGAATAGCCGCTGTGGCCGCCCGTTTGTTACCGAGTACTTAGCCCACTCACATGGTTACTTGTTGGTGAAGATGCCAAGCGCCCGTAACGCTGAGCATACTGATGTGATTGAGCTGAACATCTACATGCAGCAGTTTGTGGCAGAGCTACTTAGCCTGCAGAACGGTGACATTGAAGCTGACGAAGTGCTTAAAACCGCTAAGTCGCTCCTGCAAGACATTGCCCACCACCACAAGCAGATAGAGCAGCACGACCAACCGCAGCTGGATTTAGTAGCCGGTGATTTAGCTGGAGGCCGCCATGAATAACCCTGCCAATAAAAACAGCTACCTAAGCGACCAAGTTCAACGCACCCTAAAAGTGATTTTGGCGCTGACTGGCAATGAGGTTAAAGGCATTAGCCCTGGCGAACTGGCTAAGCGCACCGATATTTCACCAGCCAACATTACCCGCGTGCTAGCCAATTTAGAACACGCTCAGTTTGCACAGCGTTTACCGCAAGACAGTAGCCGCTGGCGGCTCGCCCCCAAGCTGGTGCAAATAGCCAATACCGTGTCACTCAACCTAAACCAAGCCCAGTTGCAGCTACAGCAAGACCAGCAGAACTACAGCCTGTTAGCTGACTAACCCTAAGGAAACCACCATGTTTACAGCCCATACAAAAGTCATAGATCTATCTGAAATTCGTCAAAACGCGCAGGTTTTAGGCGGCTGTCATGCTTAGCCGTGAACAGGTCGAGCAGCTAGCACTGGCAACAACCAAGCAGTTTTTGGTCGATTGCCACGCCAACAAACCTGCCCAAAAAATAGCTGCACTTGAGGTGTTGTGTTTAACCGTAGCCGCGTACCACTTGATGCATGAGCGCGGTAACAGCGAACAGCCACCAAGGCTAAATGGCAACACCAAGATGTTAACCCGACACATTTTAAAGCTGACCAAACGCGCTCGACTGCAACATGAGCAACAAGATCAGCAACACGACGACAAGGATTCAAAATGAGCAAGCAAGAACAAACATTAATCAGTGCCGAGCAAGAAACCGCGATTGTAGAAACCAAAGAGGTTTTGGCATCTAAGCAAGATGTACTGCTAAAGATTGGTCAAGCACAGGCATTCAACTTTGCAGCAAAACTACTGACCGTCAGTGAATTGAAGTTGGTTGCTGACATCAAGGAATCCAAGGCATACAAGGGTTTAACTTACACTGGTGCCGATGAAAAACTACTGACCGTCAGTAATTGGGGTGAATGCTGCAAGCACATTTTAGCATCTAGCCAGCAACATATTGATGAACGCCTCAATAACCTTCAGCTATTTGGTGAAGAGTTCTTTGAAGCCTCACAAAACATGGGCCTTGGCTACCGCGACTTACGCAAGCTGCGCCAACTACCTGAAGCTGACCGCACCTTGGTTATTGAAAGTGAAGCCATTGATAGCGGCGACAAAGAAGCGGTGAAAGACTTAATTGAAGACCTCACCAGTAAGCACGCCAAAGAGAAAGATGAGTTAAAAACCCAATTAGCAGACTCAGAGCAATTAGCCGAAGTACGCAGCGGCATGCTGCAAGATATTAATACCCGCCTGAATAACACCACTGAAGAGTTACTGCAGTTGCAAGAGCAGCGCAGTAAAGGCCCACAGCCTGAAGACTGGGCTAAGCAAGTGCATGAGCTGAACAGTTTAAGCACCACCTTAGCAGCACAGGCCATTGAGCTGACCGACAAGCTTGATGAAGTGTCTGAGCTAATTAACACCGCCGATATTGCCGCTGAATATAGCGAGAAAGCCTTAGAGCATATGGCTGTGGTGCAACTGCACTGTGTTGACCAACTGTTTTTAGCGGTAAATGCGCTGTCAATGGAAACCCGCAATCGCTTTGAATACTACGTGACCCGTAGCCGCCCTATGTATAGCGAAGAAGAGATACTGGCGCTTGAGCAAGAAGCGGAGGCGCGTGGTTAACTATGGCGATTAACACCCCTTTAGATCTCAACCTACAAGAGAGCTACCGCGAGTTAGCGGAGCAGCTAGAAGCAGCCCCCTTTGGTGATCGAGGGGCGTTACGTAAAGCCTTTGAAAAAATGCATGGTGTGTCGTCGCACACTGTATATCGCCAGCTAAAGCGCATTGGCTGGCAAGCTGAGCGTAAAAAGCGAGTTGACGCTGGCACTACTTCGATAGATGAAACCACCCTACAAGAAATCGAAGCTGTGACCCGCATGAGTCAGCGCGCTAACGGTAAACACACGTTACCGACCACGGCAGCAGTATCAATGCTAGCGGGCAGTGGCCGAGAGATTAACCTTTCGACCTCACGCATTAATCAGTTGCGACGCCAACGCAAGAGTACAGCTAAAGACCAGCGTCAAGCATCACCGCACCAACAGTTACGATCGCTATATGCCAACCATGTGCATCAGGTTGACCCATCATACTGCTTGCTTTATTACGCGCCGAACGGCGAGCAGAAAGTGCAGAAGTTTGTTGATGAGTCAGACATGTATGCCAACAAGCCTGAGAACCTAGAGAAGATTAGCAACCTAAAATGCTGGCGCTACGTGTTAACTGACCATTACAGCGGCGCGATTATTGTGCGCTATTACCAAAGCCGTGGTGAGACCAGCGCTAACCTTTGGGACTTCTTACTTTACTGCTGGCAAGAGGTGGATGGCCGAGTGTTCCGTGGTGTGCCTGATATTTTGGTATGGGATAAAGGCTCAGCTAACACCAGCGGCGCGATTAAAAATGCCCTTAACTCACTGCAAGTTGAGCATATTGCCCACATGGCCAAGAACCCGCGCGCCAAAGGCCAGGTTGAAAGCTGTAACAACATTGTGGAGTGCCACTTTGAGAGCCGCTTACGCTTTGAGCCTGTTAACAGTGTTGAAGAGCTAAATGCAGCAGCTGAGCGTTGGTACAACGCCTGGAATGCCAACCTATTACCGCAGCAAGATAGCCGCTTAACTCGCCGTGGCATGGCAAACAAGATTGCTCGTTATGAGCTGTGGCAAACCATTTTACGTACCCCAGATAAATTGCGCGAGCTGCCACCAATTGAAATTTGCCGCTATTTACTTAAGTCAGAGCCTAAGCCTAAGAAGGTAAACGGCAACCTTGAGATTAGCTTTAGGCATCCATCGGCTAACCGCTCGCTGCAGTACTCAGTAAGAGATTTGGCCTACGTGGCCGTTGGCGAAAAGGTTGCTGTAGCGCCGCTTTACTACGGCACCTGCCAAGTAATGGTGACGATTACAAATACCCTTGGTGAGAGCTTTAAGCATGTATTAGAGCCTAAAGAGTTTGACGAAGCGGGCTTTGATGTAAATGCGCCTGTTTGGGGCCAAAGCATTGAGGCTATGCCTGATACAGAAGTTGAAAAACGCAATAAAGCCGCTGACGCCCTGGCTTACCCTGACATGACGCAGGAGCAGATTAAGAAAGCCAAAGCGAAGCAAGTTACCCCATTTAAGGGCGAAATCGACGCCCACTCACACCTCAAAGACATTGAAATGCCGACATTCATGCGCCGCGACGGCGTTGATATTGAGCTAACCGAAGAGTTTAAGCCTGCAGAACGTAAGCCCCTTAGCCGCATTGCCGCTAAGCGCTTGATTGTGGCGGAACTGGGCCGACCGCTTGAGACACATGAAAGCGAGCGCATAGCTCAGTATGGCGATTTGTTCGATGAGGACATTAGCGGCGTTGTAAGTGAGTTATTACAGCCTGCTAACCCACTGAAACTTGTGAAATAAGGATAAAACCATGAGACGAGAAATAACGATAGGCGAGGTGTTAAAACGCAATGGCATAACAAGCATGAAACTACTCCGACAGCTAAATGAAGATGGCTGCGAGGTTGGCCGTTATTCGGTACGTGCTCTCGCTAGTGACAACAAATGTCCACGCAATGCATCTGGCACCCAGATACGCCGTGCAATGGAAAAGCTGTTGGGCAATAGGGCAAAAGAGGAGGAGTTAAATACGATTTTTAGCGATCCATCAATGAAGGGGAATGATTTGGACATTCAAAAACCCGTGTTCGGGGTGATTGATTTCTTAATTAAGCATGGCATTAGCCAAAGCAAGCTAATCAATGCCCTAAAAAACCATGGCTTAAAGCTGTCGCCAGCGGCAATGAGTCAGGCATTGCGCCACAACGTATGGCCAAAAACTGTCACACAGGAGGAAATTGTAACTGCAATAAACCATGAGCTAAGCCAGTACGGCAGCAAAGAGGAACTAAGCAAGTTGTGGGATGTACGCGCTAACGGCGTGGTTCTACCAACTGATACTGCGCCTGAGACGCCCTCTGCGACTGGTAAACCCACCATTATTTTTGAGCAACCGGAGCCTGAAATGCTACATCAGAGCACGTTACGCCACTTTAAATTGTCTCGTCATCCTTTTGAGAACGAGATCCGCACGGAAGCGGACTTATTTATGAGCCAACAACAAACCTTGCTACGCGAGGCCATGGTGCAAGCCAGCCTTGGCGGCAGCATTCTTGCCGTGATTGGTGAGTGTGGTGCGGGTAAGTCAGAAGTCCGTAAGGGCTTTTTAGAGTACATCCACCGCAACCACCCTGAGCTGTTTGTGATTGAGCCAACGGTCATCAATAAAAAGCGCTTAACGGCGGAAATGATTTTTGATGCGCTGGCTGAAGAGCTGCAGATCAATAACCTGCCCGTTGGGCTTGAGCGCCGTGCTCGTAAGGTTGAAACCGCGCTTAAACGCAGTGTTAAAGCTGGCAACAAGCATGTGCTGGTGATTGAGGAAGGCCACGATTTATCGAACGAAGTGCTTAAGTACTTGAAGCGTATCTGGGAGTTAACAGACGGCTTTAACCGCTTAATCAGCATCGTGTTAATTGGTCAGCCTGAGCTGGCGCAGAAGCTATCGCCTTCTAATTACGACATTCGTGAGTTTGCTCGCCGCTGTAACGTGATGACAGTGCCGCCATTGGCGCGTGGCATTACCGATTACATTGCTCATAAGTTTGCTTGTTGCAATGTGAACTACTTGAGCGTGATTGAGACTGACGCGATTGACGAGCTGCGTAGCCGCTTACAAGCCAAGGTGAGCTATGGCCTAGCAAGCCGCGCCGACGAGCACCAGGACATGAGTTACCCGCTAACGGTTAATAACTGGCTGGTGAATGCGATGAACATGGCGGCAAACCTGGGTGAGCCTGTGGTTAGCGCCGACATCATTAAGGAGCTGAAATGATTGCAAGTAATCAACAAGTGTTAAACCAGCTTGAAACGGCAACGCGCTGCGCCGCTGTGCTTGATAAGCGCGGCGTGGCAATTAAAGCCATCGACATTAAGGGCCGTCGGCCAGCAATAGAAGTAGACAACTGCAATGCACTGCGCCAGTTCAAGCCAGCAGTACATGCAATTGAGAACGTCAACGGCCAACGCAATGAAGTGCTAACAACTGAGGTTTACGGCGCTGAAGTGTTCTGGTCAAAGCCTGTGGAGCTGTAGGGGGAGTTATGTGCAACTGTTTTGACGAGAACCTAGCTCGGGTAACAGAGCATTTAAAAGACAGAATCAGCGGAGAATTTACCGAGTTTGAAGCTGATTGGAAAGACCAGTCATTCTTCCTAGACGGTAAGAAACACGTACCCGTTAATCCAAAAATTAAATATAGCTACCGCCTTAAGAAGAAAGATGGGACACCGCGAGCAAACAAAACTAATCACGAAGTATCTATGGTTGCTCGCTACTGTCCTTTCTGTGGCGAGGATACTCAAGCAGATGAGGCTGATTAGGGGCAGATATGAAATACGGTGAAATAAGCAGTTTTGATGTTACAGCAACATGCCCGTTCTGTGACGAACAAACAGAGGTGACACGGAGTGAGTTAGCAAACAATGACATTGTTTGTATGCACTGCGACGAATCATTCAAAGTAATTTTAGACGAGTAGGAAAACAATAATGAATAACGTACCTGAGGGTTATAAGCGCGACGCCAAAGGCAATTTAGTGGCAATGGACAACATTGCACCGTTAGATTTAATCCGCGATGAAGTGGTAATTGGGTTAATCAAACTGGCTGAAGAGCAGCAAGACGAGCTGCGCGACTTCAAGCTGTCAATGATGACCGCATTCAACGACTTTGTTGAGCTATCGGCCCAGGAATACAACACCAAGCTTGGCGGTAAGAAAGGCAACATCACACTTCACAATTTTGACGGCACCATGCGCATTCAGCTGGCCGTGAGCGAGCAGCTGCGCTTTGACGAGCGCTTGCAAGTCGCTAAGCAACTGATTGATGAGTGCATCCACGATTGGTCGGACGGCGCTAACGATCGCATTCGCACCTTGGTTGAGCATGCATTCCAGGTGGATAGTGAGGGCAAGGTTTCTACCGCTCGCATTATGGGCTTGCGCAAGCTGGATATGGACGATACGCGCTGGGATAAAGCGATGAAAGCGATTGCTGATTCTATCCAGGTGACTGATAGCAAGTCTTATATTCGCTTCTACAAACGCCGTGACCTCGACAGCGCTTGGGAGCCTATCTCACTTGATATTGCAGCGCTATAAGGAGGCTGGAATGGCTAAACCGACTAAACCTAAGTCATGGTATATCAAGATGATCCATATCGGTAAAAACAAACTGATGATGGATGATCAAAGCTATCGCGCAAATTGTGTAGCTTTAACTGGCAAGGCTTCATGCCTAGATATGACCACTGCAGATTTAGCTAACGTGCTTGAGTTCATGAAGTCGAAAGGCTTTAAGTTCAAAGCAACTAAGGCTAAAGCGACAAAGGACAAGCAGCCAACGCCGCTTGATAAGCTGCGCTCTGTTTGGATCAGCATGAGCCGTGGTGGCTTCCTTAAAGATGGTAGCGATGCGGCTTTGAATAAGTGGTGCCAAAGTCAATCAAAGCGCCTGAACGCTGGTGAACCTGTGGTCAAACTTGAGTGGCTAACACCGCGTATGGTTCATGCGCTGATTGAGCAGCTAAAAAAGTGGCACATGCGTATGTTGACCGATGCAATCCGCGCCAACTTCAAGTTAGCGATGCAGTTAAGCCAGGAAAGCGCGCTAACACCTGAAGCTTATGAGGAGTTTTTGGGCTATGCCAATGGTCTACTCATTCCTGATGGCTATAGCGATTTGCTGGCGCTGCATGAGACGTTTGCGGCGATCGTATCGTCAACCAAAAACAAGGCTGTAAATAAGTAGTGGTATTGGCCCTACTTATATATAAGTGGGGCCAGCTTTAATCGGGAGGCATCAATGAGTTCTAAAGAGCGTTCGGCGGCACTGTTAGTTGAGATGATCAGCAATCTCGAAGCGTTGCTAATAAAAGAAGGGTTAGAGCAAGAAGATGCCACGCGTGTTGCTCAAGAAACCGTTGACCAGGTTCGCAAGGACTTCGGCGGTGAGCAGTTCTACTTTCCTCGTGGTGATAGCCTGGATGTCAGCCTGTCACATCATAAAATCTACGCTAAGTTTCGTGGCCACAATCATGTCGAGCTAGCAAAAGAGTTTAACGTGAGCGTGACCCATGTTTACCGCATCGTCAAAACCATCACAGACCTAGAAAAAGCTCGCCGCCAACCTGAGTTATTTTAA